TCTAAATCAATCAATTCCTGTAACCACATTTGTTGTATACTAGTTGCCTTTACCTTGTTTAGTTCAACTTCTTTATCACCGTGTTCCTTAAGCAATTTAGCAACATTTTCTTCTGATACTGAATCCATTGGCATCTTTACTAAATACTTAAACTCATCATCATTATTTATTATATCATATCCCTTTTCTTCTAACATATTAATAATTGCCTGTTTTTTCATCTTTCTTAAATCAATAGTGCCTGCTAAATTTTCCTTAATATAACGCGCCTTATTTGATAACTCTACTAACTCCTGTTCTAACTCATCAATCATATTATCTTTTCTGTCTTCATAATACTCTAGTCTGGTGTCAAAATAGTCGTCAATAATATCAGCAACATTATCATACTTTTTAAGTCGTTCATTAGCATCAAATAAATTCATATTCGTTATTGAGTTTGTTGTTGTTAGTTTAAGCAACTTTTCAATACCATTAATATTATTATCATACATTGTTGTTTCTAATTCTTCTAACTTACCCTTAGTAAATGTAATAGTAAAATCAACAGTAGTATCTTTGCTCATATCATCATAGTCCTTAATAAGTGCTGGCAACTTTTTACCTTCCTTGTCAACTGGTTCCTGTAGCTCTTCCAAATACTCCTTAAAATCTTGTGTCCAGTAGCCAATAGGTAGTTCAGTAACTCTAATTTTGTCAGGAGCTACCTTAGTATAACAACCTCTAAATAAATACTTTGTTAGTCCAATAGGTGTAATAGTACCTTTAAAGCCTTCATAATAAGGAATAAATTCACGATTATTAAGCTTATTTTCTAACTTATTCTTTAAGAATTCAATAATTTGTAAAGGATTGTAACACATAATTTCAGTACTAAAACCAGTGCCAATACCAGTGCTACCATTAACTAATACCATAGGAATAATTGGCACATAAAACAATGGTTCAACAGGATGACCATCATCATTTAAATACTTAAGCACCTTATCATCTTCTTTCTTATAAATCAATCTAGTAATCGGATTTAAATAAGTAAATATATATCTTTCAGAAGCACTATCCTTGCCACCCTGAATACGTGTGCCAAATTGGCCTGATGGAACAAGAGTATTAATATTATTTGAACCAACAAAATTTTGTGCCATACCTACAATTGCCTGATTTAAACTAGCTTCACCGTGATGATAACAAGAGTTTTCGGATACATAACCGCTAAATTGTGCTACTTTAATTTCACTTGTTAAGTTCTTTTTAAACGCACTAAATAGAATTTTACGAAGCGAAATTTTAAGACCATCCATTAAGTTAGGAATGCTTCTATCACAGTCATATTTTGAAAAGTGAATAAGTTCTTTATTAATAAACTCTTCATAATTAATTAGTGGATTACTAGTGTCTAAATAACTGTCTCTGTCATATTGATTTAACCACTCTTTTCTATCATCAGCACGCTTTTTATTAAATACCATATCAATAGAATCATTTGATACATTACCGCTATGATTAAACCCTACATACTTTTTTTCTTCAAAATACTCCTTAAATTCCTTACCAGTACTAGTACCTAAACCCTTATAATATTTAACAGCCCACCCTTTACCATCTTCATTTGCTTGTTTCCAATTATTATATTCACCATCATTATAGAAATTAAGTTCTTGCTTTCCCTTTTTAGCTTTAAGAATGGGAGTATTCATAAAACAAATGAAACCAGGAATTTCACATAATGTAGGCCATTCGCATTGAAACAAATTAATACATAATCCTTTAATATGACTACCATCTAAATCCTGATCAGTCATAAAGATAATTTTACTATAACGAAGATTTGTATTAACATCTTTAATATTGTTATACTTTTTGCCTGATTCCAAACCAATAATCTTTTTTAACTCAGTAATTTCTTTATTTTCACTAACTTTCTTAAATGATTCGCCTCTAATATTCATAACCTTACCCTTAAGAGGATAAACACCAATAGTATTACGATCTTCGGAAGACAACCCAGAAATAATACCAGACTTAGCTGAGTCTCCCTCACATAAAATAAGCTCACATAAATGTGATTTATCTGTGCCAGCCCAATTAGCATCTGTTAACTTAGGAATGCCTCTAATAGACTTTGATTTAGTTCCATCTGTTTTTTTAGCTGCTTTATTTTCTTTTACTTCGGTGATTTGAACTGCCGCATCCATAACACCCATCTTAGCTACTTTTTCAATAAACTTATCACTAACTTCACATTTAGAACCAAACTTAGACATAGGTGTATTCATATAGTCCTTTGTTTGACTATCAAAAGCAGGATTTTCAATATCACAACGTAAGAATAAAATTAGTTGTTCCTTAATAGAAGCAGGATTTACCTTTACTTTCTTCTTTTTTTCAATTAATTCGCATAACTTCTTAGTAATTTGACCCATAATATAATCAACGTGCTTACCACCCTTAGAAGTATGAATACCATTTACAAAGCTTACCTGAATAAATTCATTAGTTGGCGTCATAGCAACAGCATATTCCCAACGACCTTGACTACCTTCTGGTTCTTCATACACACGTTCTGCTTCTCCCTTAGTTCCAATATATAAATCAATATATTGTTGAAAGTTTTTAGTAGGAATAAGCTGACTATTATATTTCACTTTAAGAGTTTTATCGGTAACTGCTGAAATATCATATACACGTTTTCTAAGTAAAGCAATCATATCTTCATCTAATCCAGCTAATCCAAGACGATTATAATCAGGTTTAAATACAATCTTTGTATAAGGCTTATTTTTACATTTAGTAATAGATGGCTTACAAATAGTGTCCAAGTTGTCTTTGAATTCTTGACAATATTTCAGTCCACGTGTATGATCAATGGTTTCAATATAGCCATATGTAGACCATATTAGAACCAACTTAAAACCAAAACCATTCTTACCGCCAACAATCTTTTTTTCATCCTTATTATAGTTAGTAGAAGTGCGTAAATGTCCAAAAATCATTTCTGGAATCCAAAGTTTAGTTTCAGGATGTTCAGCAACATCAATACCATTACCATCATTAATCATAGTAATAGTTCCGTCTTCTGAAATACCAATGTCAATATTAGTAACAGGTAATGAATTTGGAACACCAGAATTAATAGCGGTTTGCATTCTTACTACGTGATCACGACAATTTACAATGCCTTCATCAAATAGCTTAAATAGGCCAGGAATATAACTAATATTTTTTTCAAATATTCTGTTGCCTTCATTATTCATAATCCACATATTAGCATCGATGTTTTCAATGGAACCAATATAAGTATCAGGATTATCTAAAATATGTTGTTTATCGGTTTTTTGTTGATACTTATTAGAAAGCATATTAGCTTCAATATCCTCTTCTTCCAATAATACAGTTTTCTTATTAGCTTTACTAGACATTGTATTAAATTTAATTTAATTTCAGGTGTTAAAATACTATATTATAATATTTGTCTTTTAACTAATTAATAAAATAAATTTCAATTTTTTTTAAAAAATAACAAATAAATAATATAAAATATATTAAAAATATTTCATATTTAATATTAGAAAAATCTAATAAAATGTCTGAAAAAGTAGAATCACCATTTGCTATTGTTCAAAGTAATTTACTAACAAATTTTCCAGAAAAAATAGATACAATGGCTTATTATTATTCAAAAGATTCAATATTTGCCTATTTTGATTGTGATGATATAGTAAAATTAGGCAATCAACTTACTTTAGAATATCAAAAAATAACACCAAATATAGTAGACACAACACTATTTAATACAAAATCTAATTATTTTTTATATGACCATTCAGCAGAAATTAATTATTTTTACGAAAAAATAAGACAAGAAGTAATAAAAGCAAATAATTTACATTGGTTTTTTAATTTATATGATTTTGGTGAACCCTTAAAATTTATGGAATATAGTGCTGATTATAATGGTTTTGTTAAAACACACGCAGATTTGTCAAATGTAGGTGTTACTAAGTTTAGAAAATTAACTATTATAGTACAATTATCAGATGAAGAAGATTATGATGGAGGTGATTTAGTAGTTCAACATTATGAAACAATGCATATTATGCCAAAAAAACGTGGTACTATTATAATATTTCCATCTTTTTTACTTCATCGTGTAGATCCAGTAACAAAAGGTGTTCGTAATTCGCTTGTTACATTTGCTTATGGACCACCATTTTGTTAAAATATAAATTATAATTAATAACAAATAAATTATAATTAAATTATAATTAAATAAAAATAATAACTTAAATAGATAATAATAAATATTAATTAATATAAATATGACAATAATTAATGGAATAGAAATTGATGATATTTATTTTGAAAAAAATAAATTAAAGGAGACAATTGCTAATAATGAACCAATTGAACCAAAGTTAAATGTTATAATTGTTATTTCAAATCCTTGTCAATTTGCTAGACGTTATATTTTAGCAAGAGAGTTTATTAAGCGTTTTGAAGAGGAAGAAGAAAATGTAAATTTATATGTGGTTGAGTTAGCTTATGGAACTGATGGATTTCACGTTACTGAAACTGGTAATAAAAATCATTTACAGTTAAGAACTAATACAGCACCAATATGGCATAAAGAAAATATGATTAATTTAGGAGTAAAATATTTGCTACCAAAAGGTTGGAAAGCATTTGCTTGGATTGATGCTGATATTGAATTTGAGTCACCTAGTTGGGCACTTGATACACTAAAAGTTTTAAATGGGTATAAAGATGTGGTTCAATTATTTAGTCATGCGAATGATATGGATATTAATTGTGATACAATGAATATATTTACAAGTTTTGGACATCAATATGTAAAGGAACGTAGATATGGTGGCAAAGGTGCTAATTATTGGCATCCAGGATTTGCCTATGCTATTACTAGAAAGGCATATGATAAAATAGGTGGTTTATATCAAAATGCTATTTTAGGTTCAGGAGATAATATAATGGCATTATCAATGATAAATAAGGGGCTTAAGGCAATTAATGGTGAATCAACTGATGGTTATAAAGAATCTGTAGTAGAATATCAAAAAAATGCTTCTAAATTACGTTTAGGATATATTCCTGGTGTAATTAATCATTACTTTCATGGAAGTAAAGCTAATCGTAAATATAATGAAAGATGGCAAATTTTATTAAAACACAATTTCAATCCAAAAATACACTTAACAACTAATAATATTGGTTTACTTATCCCAACAGAAGAATGTCCTAAAGAAATGTTAGATGAAATAATGGAGTATTTTAAAGAACGTAATGAAGATGAATGTTATGTAGCAAAATAAAGTATTTTAATAGTTTTATAAATTACTAATAAAATATATTAATAAAATAGTATAATAATAATAAATGCCAATAAATTTTATTCCAGGTAGAGGTGAAAAAGAGTTAATTAAAAAATATTTGTATTATGTTTATCGCGAAGAACAAGGTTTAGAACAATGTCAAAACTTTTGTTTTGATAAGAAGGTTTTATATACAGCTACTGCTGAAAATAATCCATATCAAACAGAAAATCAAAGAATAGCACAAGCATTAACAGGAACTTTAGGAGGAAAAATAACATTTGGTAATAGAAATAGACCAGTTCCAATTAATGCGTTTGGTAAATTTGAAGGTCAACCAGGCGGAAGTGGAATGCCTATTAGAAACCGTTTTTAAAGCTTCCTTTGGAAGCGACTTTTTAGCTAAAGGCTAAAATAAACCAATTTATTGGTCGACGGTTGAGCTATTGCTTTAAAGACCAATTTATTGGTCGATAATTATTTATTTGTTAGTTTAATTTAGAAATAATATTATTTTCTCATTTAATTTTATAAATGGCAAAATATACCAAAATTGATGGCAAATATGTTATTGCTGGCAAAAGATATGAAAAGCTTGAAGGTACTCGTGCTGAAGTATGGCACGGAACTGCCTACAAGACATCAGGTGGTTTAAAGAAGGACGACCTTATGCAAAATAAGGCTGGTCGTATTGTTTCTGCTGTTAAGTATAAGACTGCTAAAAAGGAGATGCGTTTATTAAAGGCTGGTTATGGCACTAAGAAGGGTAAGTTTGGTTATGTTAAATTATCTGCCAAGGGCAAGAAACGTGGTAAGTCGATGAAAGGTGGTAATGGAACTAATTTTAAGCTAATGCCTACTGATTATGATGGTCAAGGTGTAGGAACAAGTGGCGTTGATCTTCAAATTATTGCTGGTCAACACGGAGGTAAAAGAAGAAGAGGAAAGAAATCAATGAGAGGTGGAAGTGGAATGAGACCTTTAGGTAATATGGCTTCTGTAAGTGGTATGGGAATGCCTACTACTGAACCTCTAGATAGAGCTTTAGGTGCTTCTTAAAATATAAAATATAAAATATAATAGTTACATTTTTAATATAATTATTATATATGAGACGAACTAACAAACGAAATAATTTAAAAAAGAGAAGAAAAACACTTAAAA